TGCAATTGTCTTTCTTGTATAGTTAGAAGTCGTCACAGTAACTGGCTCTATATATTTATTAGTTATTGTATCAAAAGGGGTTGTTTCTGTTCCATCCAATTCCTTAACTATATAAACTTCTGTGCTATTGATTAATTCTTCAAACCATGCTCCTTCTTCTTCAGTAACGAAGTCAGTGTTTATTTTAATCTTTTCAGTTGAGTTTACTCTAAAATTTTTCTTACCTCCTTTCCATCCTTTTATCTTAAAAGTGCTTTCATTCCAAGTTCCACTTTGTTGAGTGTAAGGTATTCTTTTAGTTGAAACAGACCTAGTAGATTTCATTGTGAAAGTATAGTAATCCCAAGTACCCCATTGATTAAGCCAGGTTAATCTAATGCCTTCATAGTTTTTTGCATTCGGACAAATAAGATTGATTGTATATACCACACTCGCTTCAGCATTAGTGTTTTCCACTTGTACTGTATAGTAACCACCATCAATACTTCCTCCCGAAAATATGGTTTCAAGTCCAGAATTATGCTGTCTTAGGTTTGCAGGAAAAGCCCCATAATATAGAATGCCTCCTGCTGGCGATATATTAGTACTCCCTGTACCTCCTGTTGTCGTTAGATTAAAGTTAGCATAAGTCGCTATCAAAGCACCACTAGAATTATAGAAGGCGAAATTAATTCTATTGATAGGGTCTGAGCCAGTTCCTATTGCCGTTCCAGTCCAATTTAACATTGGGAAAGTTCCATAGTCAGTTGGTCTTGCATATTGAGTGGTAGGCGCATTACTTAAAAATTGCAACGCATTACTATTATAGAAAGTAAATTTAGTCATATCGTATCCATAATTTCCACCATCTAAAGTAAGAGGATTGTTTTGATATACCACCCCATTAAAGATTCCCCAAATAGCAGTCGCATTGAGAGCATTAGAAGTGATGATTGCACTTGCAGGAGATAAAGAGTATTCGGAATAAAATTTTACAGCAAAGTATTTAAAATTATTTTCACTCATTGAGAATCTATCAATTAAATGTATGGGAGGTTCAATTTTGTCGTCAAGTTTGTAGGTTGTATCTCCCATTGCTTCATGGTCGGGTGACACAAAAGATTCTAATACAGGTCTTAAATCAAACACTCCTGAACCTGCATTATTAGGAGTGGTTTTAAAAGTTCCTATCCTTGTTTCAGGAGTTAATATAGTATAATCAGTAGCTGTGGTTACATAAACTTCCATTAGATACTTTACATTATAATAATTAGCTACTATGTTTGTATCTGCTACGCTAAACATTAATTGTTGCCCGACAGGGATCCTAGTGAATTGCCCCCCATTAAGAAAACTTAAAGGTTGTTGTAATAAAGTTAATGCCATATCTTTTTAATTTACTTTTATTGAATTTTTAATATCTTCTGCTAATGCGTCCAAAAAGTTTTCACCTGCACCTTTCCACACTTCACCTAAAGGCTTCTGAAAGAAACTAATACCATGTATTCCTTTTGTCCATAATACTTTCACTATTGCTATTTTAAGTCCTACTGTTGTCATATATTGCCCTCCTTCACTTCTTGGCTGTAATCCTTTCTTTTTGATAAAAGAACCGATGCCTTTATAAATACTTCCTGTTCCCTTGCCACTTCCAAATTTATAAGGGCTATCTTTTCTTTTCCCTTCATAAGTTATGTAATGCCTACGACCACCCCAAGTTCCTTTATGTTTTCCACTCTTAATTTCACCACCTGCGCCTTTAACTCCCTTATCTACATATTCACCATACTCCGCCATAAAGAACTGCACTGCAAATCCATTTTTGGAAGGAACAACTTTAAACTCTAGCGACTTTTCTAAATTACCACCACCTTTTCCTGCTGATGATAAGTTTTTCCTAGCTCCTCTGATAACCTCTTCACCAAACGACTTTAAATACCGTTCAACATTTTTGGTTTCCATTATACAAGGGCTGCAAATACTTCTACTTGTACATCAGTTGTAGCTGCAGGTCTTACTTCAACAGTTACTAAATCTTCTAGTGTAGGGAAGTTAGGTGTTGTATCAGCTTCTGCAATAAGAGCCTCTTCTGCTTGAAATAAAATATGAGAACCCCCTGCTCTTACAGTTACTTGATAATTCGTCGCTGCTGTTACAAAGGCAACCTTCATATCTTCGTCTGCACTTAAATTAGTTATTCTAAAGTATTTACAATTCTCTACATCCAAAGCACCATCTGCGCCATGTGGTGTAGAATTAAATACTGCTACTGTTGTTGTTTGAGAATGAGTGCAAGTTAGTATTCTTTCAAATACATCTACTATTCCAGTAGTTGTAAGTACATTTGTTGAACCTCTTGTTGATCCGTTTAAGACGACACTCTCGGTTATCGTTGTTGTTAAATCTGCCATAATTTTTATTTTTTATCTATTTGTTTTAATTTATTTATTGCCCACTCCACACCACTTGTACCTCCCCAAGCATCCCACATTAACCCCCCACACCCTTCTGAATAAGGAACGTCTTTGTATTGTTGATGCCTTTTAAATGACGCCATTCTTGCTATTGTATCTCTACTTATATTTTCTCTATTTGCTAATTGTGAACTACGAGTCCAGCCAACACGAGTACCACAATCACTTCCGTTTTCCTCTTTCCACTTTCTCGCTTTTTTTGCATTATTAGTAGCTGACTTTGGGTAGTCATTGTAAGTTTCTAACTCAATACTTATTGATTCTAATTTTTCTAATAACTCCTCGTATTTCATAATTTAATTGTTATTTTAAAAAATCCTATTTCTATTGTATATTTTCCTATTTTGAATTTCATTATTTCCCTATTGGATTATCTGCAACAGGTATTGTGCAAGTTTGAAAGTCATTCTGAACTACTATGCCTATTGAGAACACAAAGCCTGTTAAAAGATTGTCAAAGCGTTCTTGAAAAGGCTCTAAAGTATATTCACCTTCTGTAAAATAAACAGGGGCATCAATATCTAGTTCCCCTGCTCCTTGCCATTTACTATGTCGCATCATTCCTATAATGTCGGTGCAAATTTGTAAACAACTTGACATAACCTCTTGCTCATTGCTTAGATAATTTGCTGACTGTATGTTAGCTTCTGTCCAATTCTCTTTTTCCGTTACAGCATCCATAACAAATAGTTGAAAATTATAGGTCAGAGTAGATTGCCCTGTTTCTACATTTACGGGATTGATATGAAACAAAGGAAACAAAGTATTTTTAGCAAGATCAATTTTCCAAATATCCCCTGTTGTTGTAGTTGCTATTTGTTCATGCTCAACACCTAATTGTTTTAAGGTGTCTATTGCATTGTTAAATGTCTTATTTGCTATCATGTCTTTGTACTTTGTTTTGTGTTTCTAAATCTGTTTCATAGCTTAACCAAGTAAATGCTTCTAATAAGTTAAGCTTTGTTATCTTTTCTAACTTTGAAATGTCTGCATTGCATAATCTATACATTATTCCAAAATATCCCCATTTTTCTGCAAAGGTTTCAGATGCAATTGCTTTTTCATTTCCTTCTGGCGTTCCTTCAAAGATAATTCGGTAGTCATTAATAACTCTTTCCCTAAATGATAAAAAAAAACCAGTGCATTTTGCACTTGAACTGCTGACATCTTTTTCATTTTCTCCGCCCTTAACTTTATATTACCATCATACGCCTTAATAGTGTACAGATCACCCTCCCTTTCAATTATCGGTCTATAAAGAATAGCCATTATTTCAGGCAAGTAGTCTTCAATCCCTAACTTTATAAACTGCTCTAAATCTGCATATTCACCTAAAGTGATAGCTTCTAAATCAGGATGAAAGCCATACTCCTTTCCCTGCACCTTTATTATCTTTTTCAAAGAACTATCTGTTTCTGCTTGTAGCTCTGCTAATCTATCCATTATCACCACCACATCCCTTAAAGCCAATTGACTTACCAAATCTTTAGGAATATTAGATAAGGCTGTGATAGTTATTAATGCTTCATCAGTCTTTGCTTCTTCTTTAAAATTTACTAGCTTTATCCATTTTTCAAGCGTAACATCCTCCCATTTGCTAATTAATTTAAACTCTTTTTCTTTACCCTTCTTCTTAATCTTCACTTTCATATATTATATAATAGAAATTTATTAAAAATAGTTTATTGTTTCATTTATTCTTATATATTTGCCACGCTTTTCATTATCTTGTTTTAAAAGGGGTTAAGATTTTTGTTCTTGCCCCTTTTTTTATTGCACAAAATACTTCCCTGCATTAGGATTATCTAAATGGTATATTATACAATATCTTGCAGAATCTATTGCATGGTTATATGAATCATGATATAATTTAGAACCTTTATCTGCATACACATAATTATTCAGCTCCTTTGCTATGTTAGTTGATTCAGGGGTTATCACTAATTCAAAATCTTGCATACGAGTTATACCGCTTTCAATAGTTCCTTTTTTAACTGGCTTGATATTAACTCCTAAATGCCTAAGATCCGCAATCAGTCTTGGTTCGGCACTATCAGCAATTATAAGTTTATCACCTACTTTATCTAAAACAATCTGAGCAAGTTCTTGTGATTTTAATCCATTTTTATAGATATGCTCTTTTAAATAAATCTTTCTTTTCTTTTTATCAATAGCAACTTCAGTTAAACTATCAGGGTCTACACTAAAGCCAAAGTCCATTCCACAAGATGTTTGAAGTCCATCAGGATTAAATTCACCAATACTCCAATTCTCAAAGACCACTCCTTCGGCTTTATCTAACCAGCCACCAAGAATCTTATGCTGGTACTTTTTAAAGTTATTATGTTTTATGCTCTTAATACGGTCTAGGAAGCTCTTAGAGAGATTATCTTTGTTGTCTAGGTATGTACTATGGATATAACATATATTGTCTTTAATGCCATTAAAACCCCCTTCTACGCCTTTGCTCTGAAAGAACCTATCATAAATCCAATGCTCCTTCGTAACAGGATTCAATATAAGTATGATCCTATTCTGTATATCCTTTTCTCTAATACTTAAATCAATAGTATCAAATATATCTTCATCAATAAGTTCTTCGGCTTCATCTAATACCCAACAACTTATTCCTTGCAAAGACTTTAAACTGGCTGTTTGATTTCCTGCTGAAGTTCTAATACCTCTAAATAGAATGTCTGATTGATTGCTTGTGTTTAATACTTCTGCTTTGTTAATACTAAAGACATCTTCAAATCCTAGTAGCCCTATCTTTTCTAAGAACTCAGGAATGATTGATAAATGCGCTGATGTCATTGTGAATCTTGTAAAGAGTATTCTAATACCCTTAGTCATAGTAAGCAAAGTCAAGAATACAGTTGCAGCAAATGACTTTCCTGAACCTCTACCACCTGTTATTATAAAATAACGAGCATCTGATTCAAATAGCGGATTATATTTTTTATTCAGTATCAGTTTCAACAAATGTTATAACAGGCATATTAATAGCTTTATCGCCTGACGTTATATCTACTCTATTTGTTTCGTTCCAACCAAGTCGTGTCTTAGCTGCGTGTATAACAACTGACGGCACTTTGTCTTTTACACATTCATAATACTTTGACTTAATAAAGTCTTTTTG